ATTTCGTTCCTTTTATTCATAAGATTTACAAGGAAACAATCATGTGTTTCGACAAAAAATATCCTGCCTTTGCAGACCCAACAAGGCGGACAAATACTTACGCCAAACATAAGCAAATTGAATGGCTAAGGATGCACCATTATTCGTTTGTCCGCAATAATATTGAACGCAAGCTGAGAAATTCGTCATCGTCAAGCGCATTCGATGGGCAATATAACATCTGGAATAGATTTGATGACACTGGCGAAATGATACATTTTAAAGATTATAAGACAATTGACGTGGCCAACCACTTTGATTTGTAAATATATTGCAAATAGTTATTTAAAATAAAAAGTAAATTTGTAAAAATGGAACTAACTCAAATTTCGGACAATTATTTCATGTTTTCGGCGAAAGCGCCTGCGGATTTATCTGTTTTTAATCAAACCGATGACACCGCAAACAAAATTGTTCGCTATGGCAAAGACAATAACTTTCCGCAGGAACTAATCAAAGCCGTCCAATCGTCTCCAATCGCAAACGCTTGCGTTGAAACACACGCAAAATTTTTGTATGGGGATGGATTATATTTTGAAACTCCCACTGGAGAGGAAACCGATTTTTCTAAAAGATTAAGCGAAATTTTTAACGAGTCATCTTATCAAAGAATTTGCTATGACATGGCTTATTTTGAAAGTTTAGGATTGATTATGAAATGGGATTTAAACGGCTTTTTAAAAAGTGTTAAGTCGCAGGATTTTTCGACCATTCGTTTGGGTATTCCAAACAAAGATTTTGAAATAACATTTGCAAAGTTGTCGAGTAATTGGCAGCAAGAAACAAAAGACAGAAGATATAAAGCCGTTCCGATTGATTTATATAATGACATTGAAACAAAAGCTAAAATTTCAAATTTTATTGAACAATCTTTATTTGAAGATTTCAGCAAATGGAATGGTACGCTTAAATATATTCGCAGATACAAGCCTGGCCAAGTGTATTATTCGCAACCAAAATATGCGTCTGCTTTGAAATGGATTTATGCGGATGGCCAGATTCAAAATTTCCATGCTAACAACGTGGACAATTCGTTTGCACCTGCATTCATTGTTTATGTGCCATACAAATTGACTGGCGTGGATGAGAATGGCAAGGACATGAAAGACTCTTTGAGGGATTATATTTCTGACAGATTAACTGGCGCAGATAATGGCGGTAAATTTGCAATTTTGGACGGCTCATCAAAAGAGGGGTCAATCCAAATCATTCCATTTAGCCAGAGTACATCACACGAAATGTACATCACGCTTTCAAATTTAATTAGAGACCACATTGCAACCGCATTTCAAGTTCCATCTATATTGGCAGGGATTCAAGTTTCTGGTAAGTTAGGAACGGCAAAAGAAATTGCGGATTCGTCAATATATTACCAGAATGCAGTCATTAAACACGACCAAAATTTATTAATGTACGAAATGAACGCATTGGCTACATTAATGGATGGCTATGATGGCACAATTATAAAAGTAAGCAACTCAATTCCATTGGCTTTTGTTGCTGAGTCATTTGCAGGGGCATTTACAGAAGAGGAAATCAGAGACGCATTTGGTTACGGCGCTAAAGAAGTCAAACTGAATACTGCGGCAAACAATATCATTGATAATATTAACGCATTGTCGCCATTGGTTGCCAATAAGGTATTGGAGTCAATGTCTGAGGCAGAGATAAGAAGTTTAGCGGGATTGATTGGAGCAAAACCAACGTCTGCGCCAGTTGTTACACCTATTAACCCAGTAAAATAATGGCTTGTTGCAGTTGTCAATTTATAACACAAACAGATTTTTATGGCATCGTCCCACTTTCAAGAAACATTGAGAGCGAAGACATTGAAATTGCTATTAAGAACACACAAATAACATACATTAATCAATTGCTTTGTCAAGACTTATTTGATGAGTTATGCCAACAAATAACAGACGAAGACATTAGCATTGCAAATGAGGAATTATTGTGCTATTTAAGAAAAGTACACGTGTGCTATGCGTTTGGAGACTTTTTGTTTTTCCATCCAGTGCAAGTTACAAAGGAAAGCGTTGTCAGAAAAGTAACTGACGAAAGCGAATTTGTGGACTTTGACACCAACGAAAAGCAAGCAAGTTACTGGAGACAGATTGCTAAAAATTATGCAAGGGAAATGTTCGAATGGCTAAAGCTAAACGAAAATTTGAATCCATTATACGACCAAGCATCGTGCAATAACTGCGATAATACTAAAAACTTAGAAAACTGGAGCATATCATAATGTTAACAATCTATCAAAATACAACGAGCGAAATAAGTATATCATTGCCAAGCGTACATGATTACTATTTATTCGTGTTTATTAAAGATGGTATAATTGAAAAAAGCATATACGAAACAATCCCATGCGATGACTTTTGTTTTGTTTTAATTGAAGACATTGAGTTGGGTATTTGGGATGTTAATATTTTTGGACAAGCAAGCCCAACTAATTTAGACCCGAGTTTAGCAACGTTCCTTTATGACAATGACGTTGAAGTTAAGGTCAATTATAGTGATTATATAGTAACTCAGAAATGCGATTTTATCGTAACTGAGGACAATGATTTTTTAATGACAGAGTGGTAGTTATTGACGCAAATATCGACACAAAAGTAACTCTATTTTTAGAGGAATCATTTAGCTTTTATTTATTCCAATTTACAAGGAATAATGGATGCGATGAGTTTATTGATGTATTTACTGCGGTCGAATGCGATTTTTATTCATTCATTGTGAATGTGGATTTGCCGACTGGGTTTTGGAGTTTGAAAGTTTATGGACAAAGCGATTATTCGAACTTGAATCCCGCAAATGCGACTTTAGTATTTGAGGACATGGCCAGAATAATTAATGCAGCAGATGAGTGTTTATTATGAAAAATTGGTTTGTTAGAAGTTTAGATGTTATTATCATTTATTTAGTTACCTATTTTGCTCCGACTTTCTCGGTTATGATGGGTATTAGCTTTCTGGTGCTAATTGATTTTGTCACTGGTATGGTTGCCGCTCATAAAAGAGGCGAAGCGATTACAAGTCGTAAAATGAGGCCAACCATTACCAAAGGAATGGGCTACATGTTAGCAATCTTAGCCGCACACATTTTTCAGAAACACTTTTTGCCAACTATTGAGGTCATGAAAATTGTCTCTGGTCTTATTGCGTTTATCGAGTTAAAGTCTTTGGACGAAAACCTAAAAGACATGACTGGCAAAAGTCTATTTAAACAATTTTTTAAAGAGGGCAAATGATAAATAATATAAAAATTTGGTTAACTGGTCTTTTTAAGGACGAAAAGGGAACGCCATCGTCTAAGCGCTTTGTTGGTATCATATCTGCACTAACGCTCTGCGTTACTATGTATTCAAACTCATTCACTGAGGCTCATTTTGCGCCGTCTAAGGACTTAGTTGACGCAGTTGCATTATTAGCATTTGGATGTTTAGGCCTTGCGTCTGTTGACAAAATTTGGGGTAAAAAAGAAGATGGAAAAGAAAGCGGAAATTAAGGTTTTGCCAATATCTTTTGAGCAGTTTAGCAAAGACCCAGTCAAAGGATTGTTATTCATTGTACTTGCAGCAATTGGCTATTTATATGTCGATGGCAAAATGAATTACACGAAACAGATAGATTCGTGCAATACTGAAGTTGTTATATTAAACCAAAAAATTGATAAGTTGACTGAGCATATTAGGAAAAGCGATTCAACACTTGGCTATATGATTTCAAAAGTTGAAATGTTACAGATAATAAAATGAGAATAGCAATTTTACTTGTGTTTTGCATGACTATTGTTCTGGCGCAATCGCCAAAGATGGTTGACCCAAAAGAGCAGGAATTGGATGCGCTCATCGAAAAATCTAAACTTAGATTAAACAAAATTAATACACTTGCAAAACAGATTGATAAGATGTCTGAAAGCAAAGTGAGTGGAATGAGACAAAGCATTGAAACATTAGAAGAGGAAAAAACACAATTAAAAAATGAATTGCAAGAAACTAAGGCTATTGTTGAGTATAATTCTGCTGACAAGTCTATCCCATTCAGCATCGAGCCAATCATATCCGACTCAACGAATTGAGGGCAAAGACACTATTGTTGTAATGACAAAGAAGCAAGCTGAAAACATCAATCTGGTATTTAAAAACACTAAAAGCCAAATTGATAAGCTAAAGATAGAAATCGATTCTATTACAAAAATAAAACCGACAAAAGACACAATCCAAAGAACATCTATTTTGATTCCAAATGGTAATTATTTGCTTTATAATTACAATGAGCAATCAAATAGGTACGAATTAGACGCAAAATCTATGGAATTGGCTAAGGAAAACAAAGAGCCGAGCAATATATTTATTGGCATTGGATTTATTACATTTTTATACTTACTAATATGGCATTAGATTTAACCAAACTAAAAGGACATGTCCCAGATTCAGTCATTGCACAAATTCCATTTATTGAAAGTAATTACAAAGTAAATACATCTTTAAGACTTGCGCATTTTTTGGCTCAGTGTGGCCACGAATCTGCTAATTTCAGAGCAGTCAAAGAAAATCTAAACTATTCGGCTGAGGGATTAAACAAAACATTCAAAAAATACTTTCCGACTTTAGAATCTGCCAAAGATTATGCAAGGCAACCAGAGCGAATTGCGTCAAAGGTTTACGCCAATAGAATGGGCAATGGAAATGAAGCGTCCAAAGATGGGTTTAAATATTTAGGCAGAGGATTTATTCAGCTAACTGGCAAAGTTAATTATTTAGAGTTTGACAAAAGCGTTCCAGAAGACATTATGGCCAATCCAGAATTGGTCGCAAGCAAATATCCATTGGCATCCGCAGCATGGTTTTGGGATAAAAATGGATTGAATGCAATAGCAGACAAAGGCGCAACAGACATTGTTGTAACATCAATTACTAAGCGTGTCAATGGAGGCACAATTGGCCTTGCAGATAGAATTAAACATTTCAAAGAGTTCCATACGTTACTGGGTTAATTTGTTATTGTTAAAATAATTCCTAATTTGCAGAAAATTAGACCCTAAACTATGAAATACGAAAAATTTATCGTTGCCAACCTCGATTTATTCGAACAACTTGGCCGAAACAAAACTCATTTTGCGCAGTTATTAAAGGAAAGTTACCCAAAAGAACTTGGCACAACTGGACTTGAGGGAATTAGAGCAGGAGTCAAAGCATTTTTCAGAGACAATCCACTGCCAAACATTGAGCAACCAATTGAAAAGGCTAAAGACATTAGCATTGTCATTCAAGAAGACCGCAAAAACAAAGCGTTGGCGGCTCAACTAAATGACGTTAAAAAGAAAAACGAATACTTGTTAAATAAATTAGAGGCAACCGAGCAAGCCTATGACGATTTATTAGCTATCAAAGAAAAAAGCGACACTCTGGAAATTAAATTTGAGAAATCGAATGGCCAAAAAAACATGGGAACGCCAATCATTTCTTTGTCGGACTGGCACATTGAAGAGAACGTGAGACGTGGGCAAGTCAATGGATTTAATGAATACAATTTGAAGATTGCAGAGAAACGCTCGATAGCTATATTTCAAAACATTGTTAAGTTAATTGACAAAGAGAGCAAAGACGTTCACATTAAGGACGTTGTTATTTGGTTGGGTGGCGACTTTATATCTGGCTACATTCATGACGAGTTGGTTGAGTCAAATAATTTATCGCCATTGCAAGCAATCCGAATGGCCAAGCAATTAATTATGAATGGCTTTGAGTTTTTATTAAAAAATACCAAAGTAAATTTTATCATACCATGTTCGGTTGGTAATCATGGCAGAAATACAAAGAAGATGCACATTTCAACGAGTTCGGCAACCAATTACGAGTTCATGATGTATTCGGATTTAAAGGATTTGTTTAGAAACGAAAAGCGAATGACATTTCACATGCCAGAGTCGGACGATTGTTATGTCAAAGTTTTGGGCAAAACAATTAGGTTCTTTCATGGCGAGGCGGTCAAATATGGGGGCGGCATTGGCGGGTTAACGATTCCTTTGATTAAATATTTGTTAAGAAAAGATGAGCAAAGAAAAGCGGATTTCACTTGTTTAGGCCATTTCCATCAATTATTTTATCCGACAACAAGCTGCTGCGTCAATGGGTCATTAATTGGCTTGTCTCCTTATGGACACAAGGCGGGATTCAAACCCGAAAAGCCTGCGCAAGCGTTTACATTGTTAGACGAAAAGAGAGGAATTTCAGTTAAAATTCCGATATTTGCAGAATGAGCAAGAAACCAGAGAAACCAGAGAATCCGATTGAAGAGGAAATCGAAGACATGGCAGATGAGGACATCTATAAGGAATTATATTTCTTAAAAGAGTTTCTTTGGGAAGTTGAAGAGAACACATTGCTATATTTTCCAAACAAAAAAGTTGAATGGCAAACCGAGTTAATAAAGTTAATCGACCAAAGATTAAAATGGTTAAACTTTGAAGATGAGGATTGTTAAAAATAAAAAAAATGAGAATAACAATAATATTTTTAGCAATAATTTTAGCAAGTTGCGGAGTCAAGAAACAATCGACAAGCGTTGAGACCGAGACAAAGAGCGAAGTTAAGATTGAGACAAAGAGCGAGGTCACAGAGGTTGTCAACGATTCGTCTGTTGTTGTTATATTGGAGACTATTGACTATGAAGTTCACATCGATACGATGGGGCAAATTCACTCAGCGCCAAAGAAGTTAACCAGACAGATTATTCAAAAGCGAAAATTAGCCGTTGTGAGACACGAAGAGGTTAAGACGAAACAAGTAGTGGTTGAGCAAAAGAAAGTCGAGCAGAAGTCAAAAGAAGTGGTTAAGGAGAGCGGGACATGGTCTCTCTGGTTATTCGGTTTAATTATATTAATCGCAATAGTTTTATATATAATGTCTAAAATTCGGGTTTTTTAGTTTAGGTTCATAGTTTGGAGAGGCCACGCAGAAATGTGTGGCTTTTTTTTGCCCTAAAAAGTGGCTTTAAATAGTTAAAATCGCAGATTGTAAAAAAAAGATTAAAAAAAAATAAAAAAAGTTTTGTTTTTTAAATAGTTAAAACGATATTTGATGACCGACACAAACCAATCGGCTTAAAATTATGAACATAGTATCTGGACAATCAGCAAAAAAAGAACATTTATCTATTGGCTCTATTACCGCTTGTAATAGAAAAATGAGCATTGGAAAAAACGATTACGAAAGTTTTAAGCACTATGCAAATAAATATCCAGAAATATGTTGCGCTAAGTGTTTATCTAAATTTAACACAATTAAAAAATAAATAAAAACAAAAGGGGCGCAGCATCCATCACTGCAATAACTTTAAAAACAAAATCATGAACAAGCTAAAAACAAAAAACACAAATTTATCGATTGAGGAAATTGACGAGGCCTTATTAGGTTTCGGAGTTTTAATTCTTTTTTTCGGGTCATTTCTTGGCCTTTTATTTTATTTCTTATCGTAATGGGCGCAACTAAACAAACGAGGACACTGGCGAGTTTGCCATTGGATTCAGAATGCGAAATATGTGACATCACTATTGACGGCTCAACTTACATTGTTACTGGTTATTATACCACAGACGAAAATGAATTTGAAAGCGATTTGATAATCACAGAAAATGAGTTGGATAAATATTTGGCAGAATTTTATAGCATTGAAGAGGTTAACACCAACACAAAAAATGGCAAATATTTAGTCATGACAGATGGCGAGGGCGAGAATGCTACATTTATTCCATTTGGCCAATTCATTGACGAGAATAAATATGATTTGTTTTACAATTTAATTAAGGAAAAAAGTGGTAAACTTTAGACTAAAAGGCAAAATCGAAGCCAAAGAAAATGGAGTCGATTACATGATTAAGCAATTCGGAAACGAAGTTCTGGTTTACGCCTTTGACGGCAAAGAACATGCAGTCGAATGCAATTTTATTGAACTCAGAGAGGCCATGAAATATGTCAGAGAGCATGCAAGAAAAAAAGCGGGGGACATTTCACGAACTTACAACCAGACAATCATTGGCAAAATGAAACTTGGCGAGAATTATTCGGTAAGTGAAATCGAAATCAAAAACCAACGCTCTCTGGTATCTTATTACAGAAAAACAAGAAACAGAGACTTTGAATTTGAGGTTTATTATGATAATGGCAAACACTTTAAAATCACACGCATAAAATGATAGCAACAAACATTGACGCATTTGCGCAAGTATTAAGCAAACAAGGTTTTGTATTAATAGAACGAATCGAAGAGCCATTCATGGCGCATTTTATCAAAGACGAGTTCGAAATTAAATTGAACTGGGAGACATTCACAATGCCGAATTGTTATGCTCCGCTTTATTATCCAGACTCAGCAGACCAAGCAATGACGCTGCTCGCATGTCATGGCATTATCAAATTGCCAATTCATTACAAAAGCGATGCGGACAAATTGCATCTAATTGAAAAATGTGGCTCATTAGTTAACCAAACTTTAGTTAATCAAATAATCAAATCATGAAGTTAATCCATACCTATCCACACAGACAAGAAGACGATGGATGTCCAAAGACAGAAGTTGTTTTCGTTCAATCCACAACTGGCACAAAGCCAGAGGATGCAAATATCAGTTTAGAACGTTGGGCAAAACACATTCGGGCGCAACTGGAAATGACAGAAAAAAAAGTCATCAAATTAGAACTGCGAGACCATTACGAATTGTTTAAAAATATTCGCTAAAAAATTTGATTAAATACTTTAAATGTTTAAATTTACAAATCACTAAAAAACCTAAAAAAATGTCAGAACTTATCAAAATTCAATCGGAATTAAAAGCACCGAAAAATCAGTTTAATGCTTTTGGAAAATACAAGTATCGCAATTGCGAGGATATACTTGAAGCGCTAAAACCTTATCTTTTAAAATATGGTTGCATGTTAACTATTTCAGACCAAATCAAAGAGGCGGGCGGATTAATTTATTGCGAGTCAAGCGTCCAATTAACATTGCCAAATGGAATCGTTGTAACGACAACTGGATGCGCAGGCATTGACCCAAACCGCAAAGGCATGGACATTTCGCAGTCGTTTGGCTCGTCATCGAGTTACGCTCGAAAATTTGCGCTTGGGGGTATGTTTGCTCTGGACGATACAAAAGATAGCGACACAACAAACACACATGGCAAAGTGCAAGAAACAAAGCCTAAAAAAATTGCATTGGTTAAAGGTTCGGCAGCATGGAAACAGATTGTCGAAAAATTGGCTAAAAACGAAATCACAATTTTAGACGTTGAGGCTAAATGCGACATTACAGAAGAGCAAAGAGAAATGTTAATGGATGAGGCTATATGAGACCATTTAAAATAAGATGCTCACAGATTTCCAAAATCATGGGCAAAGCAAAAAAAGAGGGCGAGTTGTCTGCGACATGCAAAACATATTTGCATGAATGGTATGCAGATGACCATGAGGAAATACATTCTAAATACACTGAAAAAGGCAAGGCCGTTGAGGCCGAAGCCATTCAGTTTATGGCCGAGCAACTTGGCTTTCCTTTTGCTGAAAAGAACATCGATATATTTTCGAATGAGTATATTATCGGAGAGCCAGACGTTTTGCCGACAGAAGACATTTGCGTAGACATAAAGTGTCCATTTAACCGCAAAACATTTTTAGACAATGTATCTGGAATCAATGAAGACTATGTTTGGCAGGGTCGAGGTTATTTAGAAATTACTAAGCGCAAGCAATTTATTCTGTTCTATGCGCTTATGAACACGCCAGAGGATGTTAACTATGGCAAGGCCGTAAGTTATGACCATTTGCCTGCAAACCAACGTTGGCTCGCATACACGATTGACCACTCAGACGAAATCATTGAGCAGATTTATGCTAAAGTCATTCAGTGTCGAGAATATCTGGCAAACTATCACGAACAAGTAACTAAAACAATTGGTAAAATAAACTAAAAATCATGGACAATAAAGACAAGTTAATTGAATTACTAAAAGAAATCATTGAAGACTACAGAAGACTGGTTGTAAAGTACAAAGAGTCTGAGCAAATTAGGGATAAATTAATTGAGAACCAAAAAAAGCAAATAGCAAATCAATTAGAAATTATAAATCTTTTATCCGATGGACTTATATAAAATCAATATCAAAATTCGAAACAGACGAATTGAACTCGGCTATAATTCAGCCGAGCAATTCGCATTCGAGAACAAATTAAATCGCAGCACTTACCAGAGAGTTGAGCAAGGTAAAAACATGACTTTGGAGACACTGGTTAAAGTTGCGCAGGCTTTAAAAACAGATATAAAAGAATTGTTATGAAAAAATCAATAGAATTTTTTGCCGAATTATTGTGGTTTATTTCGGTTTTAGCTTTTGTGTTTATTATTTTACCAATGATTGCAGGCATTATTTTAAGTTTATTTATATGAAAGCTAAATACATTGGTAAAATTGAGGACGGCCGTCTAAGAATTTTAAACAAAAGCATGTTTGATGCGCATATTGAATCGTTAAACGGCAAAGAGGTTTCAATCATATTGGATAAGAACACGAAAAAGCGTTCAAACAATCAAAATGCTTATTATCATGGCGTTGTTTTGCCTATTGTTAAGGCGGGATTGATTGACGCAGGCTTTGAAAACTATCGAAACAATGAGCAAGTTCACGACTTGTTGAAATTTAGATTCCTAAAGACAAACGAATCCAACACAGATGGCGAGTTTATCGAGCGAATCAAAAGCACCAGTGAACTATCGACCAGTCAATTTATGGATTTTATTGCAGAGGTGCAGCAGTGGGCAACCGAATTTTTAAACGTTTACATCCCAGAACCAAACGAAAACTTAGAACTAAATTTATGATAGCATTATTTGAGGAGTTAACCTATCAAATCACAGACAATGAGAAGCGATGCGCTAAATTCATTGAGGCGGTATTACGTAAAACAAATAAATTTTACACGAACAAGCAATTGAGGAAACTAATCTTTGAGCGCTCTGGTAATGACACCGACTTTGATTTGGCCGACTCCAGAATCCGAGTGATAATGAACTATTTGAGACGCACAACCGCTCCGAACATTATCGCATCGTCTAACGGCTACAAAATAACCGAAGACATTGACGAACTTAACAAGTATTTGGAGTCATTATATGACCGCATTGACGCAATTAAAGTAATCGCAGACCAAACATCCTTTTATGTCAAACAATATGGAGCGCAACGCTAAAATAATTGAGTCTTTGATTGCTGAGAATAATAGCGTCAAAATAACTGCGGCCAAATTTAATGTCCAAAGGTCTTTTGTTATTCGTTTAGCTGCATACTATTATGGCATGGGCAACAAGGCGCTTGTCTCAGTTAAACACGATGACATTGACCAATCAGTTTATTTAAAAAAATACGAGGCCAGAAACCTTGTTATTTGTAATTTGTAAAATTTATAATATATTTGAGCATGAAAATAGACATTTCCAAATTGATTAGCTTTAGCGAGTATGCTAAAAAGAATAGCAAAACAACCCAGTGGACATATCACATGGCTAAGACTGGCAAAATAAAAGTTTTAAAAATATCTGGCATTAATTTCGTTTTATTGGATTAATTACCGATATTTGAATTCAATATAATTTCATTTGAAGTCGAGAACAAGTGAAATTATTTAAAGGTTAATCACTACTAACCTTAGCCCAACAATCTCGACTTGTTGGGCTTTATTTTTTTACATCCATGAAATATTTTTTACACGATTCAAACTCCTTTAATGACGAAAAGGTAACAGAACTATTCATGGCTTATGGCTATGAGGGTCTCGGCTTGTTTTATACTGCCTTAGAAAAGTTTGCCCAACAAGAAAAGCCAATCAAAACTGCGGTGCTAAAAAAGCAACTTAATATTGGAAAAAAGTTGGACAAATGTTGGTCGTTTATGGAAAGTATTGGACTAATATCGTCAAACAATGGCGAAAGTTTCAACAAACAATTGCTAAAGTTTAGTGAAAACTACAAAATAAAAAAAGAAAAAAGCGCAGAACGTCTGAAACAATGGCGTGAAAATCAGAATGTTGCAGAAAATGTAACACATTCCGAACATGTACGAAACGCATCTAAAGTAAAGATAAGTAAAGTAAATAGAAGTAAAGTAAAAGTAAATACCAATTCTGTTGAATTGGCTCTCACTAAAAAACATTCATTTGAAAACTCTATTTATTTTGAAAAAAAAATATTTAAAGAGGCGTTCCCAGATTGGGAACGAGAAAAACTTGCTAAGTATTATGAAAGCGCTTTGCTATATTCGCAGTCCAAAGGAGTTAAATATTTAAACTGGGCGGCTGCCATCAAAAATTGGGAAAAAAGGGACAATCAAACTATAAAAAATGGAAAATCAGAATTTGAAAAGAACAGAAATGCAGTCGAGCAACGCATTAGACAAGCCGACCAGTACAT